GTTGGAGCTGTGATTCCGAGGGAGAGTATTATGAAACAGAAGAAAATAGTAATATTATTAGCGATAATATTCCTACAGACAAGCTGCACTAAACTAGAATTTGATAGTTTTGATCCAATGACTTCAACTTTAAGATGGATAATAACACATGAAAGACACTGATGTTGCTTATATTGCCGGGCTTTTTGATGGTGAAGGCAGCATTGATTTTAAAAGAAGATATGAAAATAGAAAAGGTAAAAAAGGCAAAAGGTATTTAACTAATGCCATGAATATAACAATGCGCATAGAAATGACCCATGAGTCTATTTTAAGGTGGATTAAAGAAAAATTAGAGGTCGGCACAGTTAGAAAAAGAAATAGGTCGCCAAGTGTAAAATCACATTGGAAAGATAGATGGACTTATACTTTAAGATACAGGCAAGCCTATTATGTTTGCTGCCTAATATGGCCATATGCCCACGTTAAAATGGCTAAGATACAAAAAATTATAGACCATTATTCAGAAAAAGATAAAATTATTATGAATGACAAAATTATTAATATGCAAGAATACAAAGAAAGGATGTCTCTTGAATGAAAAAAGATGAAAAAGTAAAAGTAGAGGTAGCCACATATAACTGGGGACCTTGTTTAATAAAGGTAAAAATATTAGACGATTTTAAAAAGATATTATTAGAAGAGGCCAAGAAAAATGAAGAAGATTATAGAGGTAAACTAGCAGGACAGATTAGAAAAGAAACTGGTTACAGTGATAAATCAAGAGATAAAATCATACCATACCTGTCACCATATCTTGGTATTTATGATCAATGCTTCCAAAGATATCAGAATAAAAAATACGATAGTAAACCACAGTATGCGTTGACTGCTTTGTGGTGTAACTTTCAAAGACCTAATGAATTTAACCCACCGCACGATCATGATGGTAAGTTATCTTTTGTTGTATACTTATCTATCCCTGACCCGTTAAAGAAAGAAAATGAAGAATATAAGGGTAGATCATGTGGACCAGGAGGCATACAGTTTATGTGGGGAGAAGGTCCTAGAGACTGTGTAAGCTATCAGTCTTACTTTCCTAAAGAAGGAGATATGTTTATCTTTCCTGCGTGGTTAAAACATTGGGTAAGCCCTTTTCAGTCTGACTGTGTTAGAGTGTCTGTGTCCGGAAACGTACACGACTCAGCTCCCTTAAATCAGATTAAAAAGGGTGACCTGGTGAAAGAAAGTGAAGAGGAAGAATATTTAAAAGAGTTGAAAGAAAAACTATGAGACGTAAAATATTTGAACGTAATCCATCAACCGGTGTCATACGTTGGAGGTACGAGGACGAATCACACGATGACTTTGGATGGCCTAACTATGGTAGAATATTAAAAGAAAAAGAAGAGAGTTGGTCTAAGGGTTATAATAAATGGAAAAGGAATGTAAATAAATGACATCTGCATTTGGATTCGGTATGTTTGGATATAATGTATTTTGCTTTGTCCTTGCTGCTTTGATAGTTTATTACTGTATAAATAGATTTCTATGATGGAAGATAAAGATTTGAACGAGTTTCATAGTATCGGAAAACCTATTCCGTGGAGTAATAAATACACCTATGTTACTGGTACACGGCACGATGACCACGGAACAAGGACCTATGATGTAAATGGTTCTAGACTTCCAAGTGTAACTACGATATTAGGCGCTACCAAAGATCAACAATTTTTAAAAGAATGGAAGGCTAAAGTTGGAGAAAAAGAAGCTGAAAGAATCAAAAATTTATCTAGTCAACGTGGGACTTCCATGCACAAATTCCTCGAATGCTATGTATCAGGAACTGGTTACGATGATCTTACAGATGTCGGACAAAAGGCGAAAACCATGGCCGAAAAAGTTATTGAGTTGGGTCTTGCACCAGTTGAAAAAATTTATGGCTCGGAGGTCACGTTGTATTATCCTGGGCTTTATGCTGGGTCTACTGACTTGGTTTGTGTTCATAACAATATGGATACTGTTGTAGATTTTAAACAAGCTAATAGACCTAAAAGAGAAGATTGGATAGAAGATTACTTTATGCAAATTGCAGCATATTGCATGGCTCACGATTATGTGCATAATAGCCAAATAAAACAAGGAGTTATAATGATTTGCACCCCAGATCTTTATTACCAAGAATTTAAAGTTGAAGGTGCTGCACTAAGAATGTGGAAACATAAGTTTCTTAAAAGATTAGACATGTACCATGAGCTAAAGTTTGACGAAAAAGAGGCAGTAGACATAGATTTGCCAAAATTAGAAAAGGAGCTAACCAATGAAGGATAAACTACTTAAAACATTACTCAAAAAGTATGATGCCGAAATAGAAGATGCATTGTTTAAAATAGATTGTTTCAATGACCATGCATTAATAATACCAGAACATACAGGTATTTCAGAAGAAGTTGACAAATTATTACTAAAAATTTCAGAAACTGAAGGTAAATTGTCAGCTTTGCGTCAACATTATGTCAAAAAAGAGACAAAATAAACTTTTATATAGGTTTATTTTACAGATTTAAAAAAAATTTTAATTTTTTGTGAAATAAAGTGTACTTTGTGTACTTTTAATCAATTATTGGCATAAAATATAGCTTTTTATGGGACAAATTATGGGACACTTTTTGTTTTTTGGTACAGATTAATATGTACTGTTACAAAATCGCCATCGCACGTGCGAGCTATATATAAAATAAAAAAATCTGTGATATAAACCTATACATGCCTAGGAAAAGAAGAAAAGTTAACGCCTCAACAGTAACTCCCGGAATACCTTATCCGAAAGTTCGAGTGGAGTGGATCGATTGTGTGAGTGACTCGGGCTGGGCTACCGAAAAAGAGTTTGATAGAATGTCTTTAGCAAGACCAGTTAATGAGGGTTGGTTATATTCTAAAGATAAAAAATCTATTAAATTGTTTGCATCTTACGATAAAGAAGATGATGGGAGTTTTAGTTTTGGTGATCGGACGATGATTCCTCGGGCTTGGGTAAAGAAGATACAGAAGATTTAATTTCCTCCGACTCACCATTAACAGTTTTTGCTTTTAACAATGGTTCGTAGTCAGATAAAATTTGTTTCATTTTATTTTCAAGCTCTTGTTCTGAAAGATCTTCTAATTTACCGGTTTTTATAATCTTTCTATCAATATATAGTCCGGCTGCCTTTCCTCTATTCGCCTCAGCATTTACGGCTGATGAAAAACTACCTTTTTTAAGTGCTGCTTCTCTTAATCTTGCAAGTTCGGCAACATGGCCTTCGTAGGTTACTTCATGTTTTTTTATTCTCTCCTCTCTCAACTCACCAATAAATTTTACAACTAAAGGTGAAAGTCTTGGATTAGTAAGCTCTGATCCTTCTTGTCTTGCACGTTTTGGACTATAACCGGCTTTGATTGCTGCCTCCGATTGTGTTAAAGGTCCGTTTTCATCACCAAATACTAAAAATTCGGCAAATCGTCTTTGCATTTCTGTTAATCTTTTTGGCACTCCCATATTTGACTTTTTAAGGTAACACGATTATAAAGTCAATATATGAAAGATGACAGAGGTGATCTTGATCTAACTAAAACCATAGAGATACAGAAATCTCAAATAAATGGTTTAAAAAGATTAATTAAATTCCAAAAAGAAGAGATTTGGGAGCTTAAAAAAGTTTTTGCTGAAAATGAACAAAATAAAAATTTAGTGTTTAGTTTAAAAAAGTTAATAACAGATTTATCAAAAAATGTACGTTAAACACCTTCAAGAATATCTAGAAAAATTTACTCAAGGCCAAAATGGTAGGAGAGGTAATGCTGTAAGTGATGCAAAAATATATATTATGACTAAAAAAGGTTATTTAGAAGAGATTAAAAGAATAGAGGTACATCAAAGTAATAACCCTTTAGACTCTTCATTGAGAGTTGTTTTAAAACCAAATAAAGAAGAAAAATTAATTTTGCCCCCAGGATATGTTAAGGATTACTAGGGGTGTCGGAGCAACAACACCCCTAGACTCGTTAGAGTTATTTAATTTTAGACAAACCATTTACGTTTTCTTTTGTTTCCTCGTAAACTTTATCGGTTTCTATGCTAGTAACTTCTTGTAAATGATACTTAACAACATTTCTATTGTCGTTTAATTCATCAAGTGCAAAAAGTTTTCTAATTGCAGTTTCAAAATCAAACTTTTTATTTAGTTCAATTTCAAATGAGTTAGGAATATTACTGTAAATAGTTTCTTTAATTATAAAAAATTTTCTATTTCTATCCATATTTTTACCCCCTTTCTAATTTCTGTTTAACCACAACTTAAACAATATTGTTTATTTGTTGGACTTTGGTTCTTGTACAAAGGTTCGTTGCAATCTTTAGCCTTACAAATGGTTCTACCTTTATAATAATTATCTTTTTCAATCTTCAATAATTCATCAAAAGTTTCATTTCCTTTTAATGTAACACCATGAAAAGATTTTAATTTTTCAATTTTTTTGTAGTTTATTTTCATCTTTCTTACCTCTTTCTATTTTTTGTTTATATTTAATATAATAAACTCTTTTACTACCCAAGATATTTTTAATCGTTTGTTCTTTTATCTCATGTAGTTCGTTGTCTATTATTCCTAAATTTTTTTCTTTCATATTTTTTCTTTCTTAGTTTTAATTAATAAATAGCATAAAATATAACCACCTACAATAATTATTAAATCTAATATCATAATTGGTTAAATTCTTTCAAATGTTGTTTTTGAGCATCTTTTATAGCATCTTCTATATTTTCTCTTATAAAGTTAGGGTGATGTTTTAAACCCTCTAATTTTCTAAGTAATTTAAAATGCTCACGTCTTAACTTTTTTTGTTTTTTATTCATTTTCCCCCTTTTCTAAACACTCTTCAACCACTTCTTTTATTCTTTCCCTTGTATACATTTTTTCTCCTTTTTTGTTTTTAAAAAAATCATCACCACTACAATTAATTAGTTTTGATCTGTCATTATTAGGTAAGATATTTTTAATTGTATCTTCTATTTTTTTACTTTTCATACTTTCTCCTTTTTGTTTTTTATTCATTTTCCACCTATAGGACTTCTTGATCCTCCTCTTTCTTCCTCGTATCCTTCTCTTGCACTTTCTAAATGATGTTCAAAATCCCAATTGTACCCATTTTTATTTTTATCGCAAAAGTGCATTAAAGCTATTAAAACATCTGTTACATTATAATATTTTTCAGGCTCAGATTTATCACCATTTAAACCAAGTAGATTTTTAACTTTTTTTACGTCATCTTTAATATTTTGCATTATTTTACTCCTTAAAATTAATTTCTCTTCCCATAGCAACAAATATCGCTTTTTCCTTGCTCTCTTCTCCACTATAACAACGATGAGTGCCATTATCATATTCATAAACCATGTATTTATTTTTACCCTCGTAGGTATTATCTTTTTCTACAATAACACAAGGTAAATTATCTTCTTTGATGAGTATTTCACTTTCCCATATAGTTTCGTAATCCATTTTATTTCTTCTCCTTTTTTTAAGCTTTTCCTTGTTTTGTGTTTTCTCTTTCTTTTTCTTCATACATTGAAAGTCTTTCCTCTTGATCAATAATTATATCTATCAAATCATTAGTTTTCATTAACTCTAAACTTTCTCTGTATTGTTTATCTTCTCTTTTTATTTTCATTTCTTTCTCCTTTTTGTTTTTTTATCATTTATAATCCTATAAATTATAAAATCAAGCATTATTTTAATTATATCTGTAAACACTCATTGACTCTAATACTCCATGAATATCGTGTTTTTGTCCTACAGAAAGATCTTTTATCTCTTTAATATCTTCATCAAAAAAACCATTATCTTCTGTAATGTCTTTTTCTGTTACGTGTTGAATTGAAGGTTTTCCATCTTCATTTGACACATAACCACACCAAAAAACAAAACTATACTTTTTCATTTTTTATCCTTTTTCATTTTTTCTAACTTTTTCAAACCTTCCTCAAATGGTTTAATAAAAGTTTTTGCTTGTTCTCCATCTTCACTATAAATTCCAAATAGACATCTTGTTTTTTTATCCTTTGGAACATCATATTCAACATCTTCGTTAAATGGATTAATTGATACTGATAATTTATTATTCAAAACATAGTCAACATGGAAACAACCACCCCCACTATGAACAACACATAAATTATATTTTTTTACTAATTGAGGAAATCTATTATTAAGATCCTCAATTAAACTTTTAAAATGTTCTTCAAATGTCATTTTAATCGTTCTCCTTTCTTCCATTATACCAACCATCTCGTCTTATATCTATTGAGTTGGGGGCAATCATTTTAACAAATGTTAACAAATGCCAAACTGCGAGATCGTAAGGCTTTCTTGCAGTTTTACAAAAATTAAATTTTACATCATCCCCATTATAAAAAGGTTCTCTAAAATTTTTTGTTAAAACAAAAGTTTCATGATCTTGATTATTTTTTGATTTACCATTGAAAATAATTTCATCTGATTTTTCTGTTTGGTCTTCTATTATTCCATCATCATCTGAAAAATTTTCTTTGATGTAATCATATTCTTTTTTAATAATATTCCATTGACTATTATTAAAAGGTTTTTTCTGTGTCCAATAGTTAGTGTATCCCATTTTATTTTATCCTTTCTTTTATATTTATATATGAGGGAGATTATGGGATAATTATTTTAAATCAAGAAAAAAATAAACTTTTTTTGATAGCTCCTAGATATAGTGGTTACCGGTTACCAGGCACAAGATATAGTATTTTCAACTTGAAATTGTAGAGCTTAGAATGTAGATGTTACCCTAATAATTAATGAAGAATGAAAGTAAATTTTATAACGAAATCAAAAAGAATATTTCTCAAATTAGTTGGATTAGAATTGAAAATAATAGTTTATTTGGTACTCCAGATCTATTGGGCTATAATACTAATTCTACCTTTTTCACAGTAGAGTTAAAAGTTGCAAAGGGTAATAAAGTAACCTTCTCACCTCACCAAATAGCCTTCCATTTTAAACATCCAAAAAATAGTTTTATCTGTGTCAGGGGGCAAGGTTCAAGATCCGTAAAACTTTTTGAAGGGTCAATGATCCGGGACCTTTTAACCATTGGTTTTAAACTTGATCCAGTTGCCAAGGGCTTTGGACAAATTTCCAAGGTTCTTGGATCGTTATAGTTATTCCTATTGATAGTAATAAATTATCATTAGTAATAAATTAAGGTTCTTGGTCCGTGGAACTTGGCCAAGGGATCCTAAACAAAGGGCAAAATCTAAAATATTTACTTTAACGACCCCCCTTTTTCACGAAAAAAGTTACTTATATTGTGCACTTGTGCAAGACTTACACTGTTATGGTTGGTAAAATCGTTTTCAATAGGTATAGTAACCCTGAAAAAATTTTTCAAAATTTTTATTGGTTTGAAAAAAAATTTTTTAAAAATTTATATGGATTTGAATAACGTTGACATAAGTAAACTACCTGCAGATGTTAGAAAAACTTTTAGAAGACTGCAGGTTATGCATGCAGAGAAACAGATACAAAACAAAGCTAAAAATGACTTTCTGTCTTTTGTAAAATGTGTTTGGCCAGATTTTATTGAAGGCTCTCACCACAGACATATAGCTGATAAATTTAATAAACTTGCGACTGGTGAAATAACAAGACTAATAATTAATATGCCACCAAGACATACAAAGTCAGAGTTTGCATCTTATCTTCTACCTGCGTGGATGGTGGGTCGTGATCCAAAGCTCAAGATCATACAAGCAACACACACAGGAGAGCTCGCAATTAGATTTGGTCGTAAAGCTAAAAATTTAATTGATAGTGAAGATTACGCAAAAATCTTTAAGACGACACTTCAAGAAGATTCTAAAGCAGCGGGACGTTGGGAGACATCACAAGGTGGTGAATACTTTGCAGCTGGTGTTGGTGGTGCAATCACTGGACGTGGTGCAGATTTATTAATCATTGACGACCCACACTCAGAACAAGATGCAATGTCTAAGGTCGCTTTAGAAGGAGCCTACGAATGGTATACATCAGGACCACGGCAAAGGATGCAACCAGGTGGTAAAATAGTTTTAGTAATGACTAGATGGTCTACAAAAGACTTAACTGGTATGCTTGTTAAAAATCAAACAGAAGCTAAAGCTGATCAATGGCACGTGGTCGAGTTTCCAGCAATCATGGAACACGGACCAGTTTGGCCTGAATATTGGAAACAAGATGAATTAGAAAAAGTAAAAGCAACCCTACCTGT